TGGCCTCAATGCTCGCTGCGGCTGACCCAACAACGAACCCTGCAAACACACCTCAAGGTATGTCCGACAGTCTCAAGATTGCTTTAACGGCATTACTGGGCATAGTCGCTTTCATCGCGGGACAGATTATTCAGCGCCTCTTCATTGAGCCGATTCAGGAGCAGCGCCGCATTAAAGGCCGTGTTGCCAATGCACTGACAGCCTATCAAAATGCTTGGATCTTCCAAACTTCATACGATTCCAATTTGGAAGCAAAAAAGCGTCTTGATGACGCTTCGATGGCGCTTCATGGACTAGCCGCCGACTTGCGCGCTAGCAGATATGTTCTACCAATCTACAAAGTCTTTGCGCTTATGAGGTTGGTATTGCCAGAAAAGACCGTCATGGAACTTGCTGATGAATTGTTGCACTGGGGCGGTATGACCGGCGGCGGACAAGGCAGTAAGGCGAGAAGGGATAAAATAATGAGCTTGCTCGACATCAACTTTGGCGAAGTGGCATCGGAAGGTAAGCGTACGGAGGGCGTCAAAAACGCTCCTGCCGAGACCAGATAGAGCTTTATTTTCCGGCAGATTAAAGATCGGTCCTTCCACCGCCCGACAATAGCAACAGCACGGGACAAGCGTGTGATGGCTACAATCAATTCCCGCTGGCGTGTTGCCAACGATTTGAAGCTCCCACTGCTTGTCCCAGTGGGAGTTTCTTTTTGGCCGTGCAATTCGCCAAAATCGCCACCAATGAGCCGACACCGGCCAGCATCGCCGAACGCCTTCAAGGTTTCGGCGACACCGCCAAGCGGCTTGCACCGAGCAAGGCGGATCGTGCATTCAACAAGTTGCTGGCGGAACGGTTCGACATTCACGACGTGGCATTCCGGCGATATGACCACCGCGAAGAGGCCATGCGGCCCCAACAACAGACAAATGAGCGCGTTGAGCTTCACCTGAACGCCGGCCCCGCCGACTGGCAATCGCGACTCGACAAGCTGAAAGTATATCAAACCACCGATCATCGACGCGGAGCGGACACGATCTATTGCCGCCCCAAGTATGACGCCTCAAACCCGATGATAACCGTGCGAATCGACGCCGACGCGCATCATGGGGAGCAGGATGCACGACAGTTGATCGAAGCTATCAAGTTAGAGTTCTTCGGTTCGCGCCTGTACACCGAAGCATCGGAACGGGGCCACGTCGCCTATGCCACATTCATCTTGAACCCGCTGGCCATCGAACATGGCGAACGTCGTGGGGAAGTCTGGAGTCCAAGCAAGCGGGCGGCAAACAACTTGATAGCGGAGCTTCAACAAGCCCTTCGAGCATTTCGCATCGCACGAGGCTTTCAAGCCACTATCGAAGTGAATGGTTCATTCACGTTGATTGCCCACCTTGAAGACGGTCATAAGCGCCTCATCCAGCGCGGCGGGCATACGAAGCTACCCCGTTGCCGAGCGGATGAAGATGTTATTCGCTTCGCGCAGTCTACTTTCAATGAAGGCTTGATCCACCAAATTATTTACACCGTCAAACAAATGCCAGTGCAACCCGCGGCCCAGCACGAGCCGCAAGCGGTCCCCCAAGCGGTTGGCCCAGCCAAGCCCATTGGCAAAGCTCGCAAGCCGCGACGGGAAAGCATGAGCCGACAGCACATAGCCGACACCGGCGACAAACATAAGAATCGTTGGCAGTGCGTGCGCCATGCTGTTCGGCAGATCGTGGGCCGACACTTCAGCCCCGACCAGGTAAGCGATGCCGAGCGTGAACAGATCATCGAACAAGCCAACCGCCTTTACGAAGTGAATGGCTTCGCGGGCGCCGACAGGGATTCCAGCCGCGACAAAGACTTCCGCCACTGCCTCAACAAGCAACTGGCCACGCATGACCCCGAAGCGATGGGGAGCGGCGGCCAGAACGGCGAATTGTGCTTCAACGAGCATGACTTGCATGAGGCGGAAGAAATCATCAAGAGCAGTATCAGTAAAGCCGCCATCGACAGCATCAACTTGACCAACGCCAGTAAGCTCGACTCGGCGCGGGTGACATATTGGTGTCTGGCCATCGCCCTTTGCACGTTCACCAAGAATCACTTCGTCACCGGCTCTTGCCCCACAACCGCCGTCATTGGCATGTTGAATTACTTCGGCATTCGATCCAACGGAAGCCACTTCAAGGTAATGCGGGCGATGCTCATGGACGCCGGCCTTCTCGACTTTGCCCGCAAGAGCTACCGCAAAGGGTCCTACGCGCGGGATTACTGCCCGACCGGCCCGGCGCTGCGATTGCCATTCATCGTTGAGGCCAAACTGGTGGAACCTGAGTTGGCCCGACAGACGGCCGCCATGTACATGCAAGCGGCAAGAGGCGGGGGCAACATATATTCTCTTCCGCAAAGTATGAAATACACTGGCCCCCTGGTGGCTGGGCTGGACGACGACGGAATCGACATTCACATATCGTTCGGCGCTGCGAATCATGCCCTGATGCTGGAAATGGCGGATCGTGGCATAATTTGAGCCCTTCTATTGTGGCTTCGCTGCGCGCTTGCCGAGTCAAGCTCACGTTGAAAGTGTCCGTAGGCGCTGACACCTTACAAATGTTAGGTGTACGGATGTACGGACAGTTAGCATTCAAACTGTCAGCGCCTACGGACAGTCAGCACATACGGACAGTTTGATTCTGGCGACTCTACTTCCAGCGTGATGGTAGATTCGCCGGGGCTGGTTCAAGATTGAAGTTAATCCCGACGATCATATCAACACGAGTGCCCGTAGCGTTCCCTTATCCGAGGTGAAACTATGTCCGCACCCGCAACCCATGAACGTCTTGATGCCGCCAGTCTGTTGACCCACGCCGAGCCGATCATCACGGCCATCGTCAGCCGCTTTCGCTTTCGGCGGCGTGACAAACGAGATGCTTCGCAAGAGGCGCATCTTGCGCTGATTGAAGCTCTACCCACCTTTGATCCATCGCGGGGGAGCTTACACGCGTTCGTCAGCGCCATCGCGCGGAATAAGTTGATTGATTACAAACGGCACCTTGCGGCAAAACATCGGACGATGGATGAACTGCCGGCGGTGGATGAATTGATTGCCTCGCGCGGGGCCGAATCCATATCTGAAGACGTCATTTGCTGTTTAACAGTTAAGCAAGCAGTCTTACTTCATTTGTGGTTCGTGGCGGATGACAACGCTGAACTGGCCGGATGGCTGGGTTGCTCGGTCGCGTGCGTATCAGAACGTCTATCAAGGCTTCGTCGGCGACTCTCTGAACTGGCCGCGTCAAATTGAAAATGCAATCCCTCCCCACCCACCGCGTATATCTCTTATAGGCCAAGGTAACTTGAAGGCTAAGGCTGTTTGCCCACGTTGGGCCGCAGTGGTTTTTGGTTGAGCCACTGCGGCCTTTTTCTATTCCACTGTTCCAATGCCAATGAAGCCGCCACAACATCGCAACCGGTTCGAGCAACCGCCGCCGAGCGATGACCAGGAACGTGGCACCGCCCACCAACGTGGATATGGCGCTGACTGGCGGCGATTCCGTTTGGCGGTTCTGCAAGCCACCCCCATTTGTGTCTTTCACGATCATCCATTCCATCGGCATGAGTGCGGCATCATCGCGTCGGTGGTGGATCATATCCGCCCGCTCAACGAGGGTGGCGAGCGGCTGGCGGTGGAGAACGTGCGGGCTATCTGTCGCCTTGCCCATGACCGCATCACTCAGAACTTGAAGGACACTGGAAAGAACGAACTACCCGCGCCCAAGCTGGCCACCGGCGGATGGGGTTGAGCAGGAACACGACGGGCTGGCGTGACAGAACGACCCGCCGACAAAACGGCATGACCGCCCCGATACCAAGGGGGTATGGGGGTGAAAAGTCTGGAAGGCCGCACCCCCGGGGACCGATCCGCCGCCCGCAAAAGTTGGTGTCAATAAATAGACCCTGGTGGGTATCAGCACTCGCGAGCCGCAAAAACGCCCCAGAACGCACGGCAATGGCGTTGGGCATAGTTGGAGAACGACAGAATGAGCATCGAAATGGATCATATTGCGGTCGGAATTAGGCAGTTTGCGGTCGAAATTGACAGCATCGCGCCGGACCCGGCAAACGCTCGGCTTCACAGTCCCCGAAACATTGATGCCATCAAGGGGAGCTTGCGAGCTTTCCGCCAGCAAACGCCCGTCGTTGTCGATTCTCGCGGCATCATCCGCAAGGGAAATGGAACATGGCAAGCGGGCAAGGCGCTGGGCTGGACCCACATTGCCGCCATCGTCTCTGACTTGAGCGCGACCGAACTATCGGGCTATGCCATCGCCGACAATCGCGCGGGCGACCCAGAAGTCGGTAGCACATTCGACAACAACGCGCTGGCGGCCACGTTGGAAGCGCTGCGCGATGAACAGGGGTTCGATGTAACCGCCACCGGCTTCACGATGGATGAAGTGGCGGCCCTCATTGCATCAAGCCGGGGCGATGATCTTCCCGCCGATGCCAGCGGGGTGGCGCTGGACGATGCCGCCCTTGCCGGGGAAGTCGAGACGGTGACTTGCCCCCATTGCGGAAAGGTCGTGCCACTGTGAAACCCACGCATGTTGATCTATTTTCGGGGTGCGGTGGCTCATGTTTGGGGTTCCGCAACGCCGGTTTCAAAACACTGCTTGCGGTGGAATGGGACCAAAACGCCGCCGACACTTATCGGACGAATTTCCCCGATACGCAGTTGTTCCATGGGGACATTGCCAAGCTGTCGGTTGATGAAGCTCTACAGCGGACGGGACTGGCACCGGGTGAACTCGACACCCTGAGTATGTCGCCGCCATGCCAAGGATTTTCACAAGCTGGCAAACGGGATTTTGCCGATCCGCGGAATCAACTTTTCGTTGAGGCGGTTCGATTGCTCAAAGGGTTCCAGCCGCGCACGTTCGTATGTGAGAATGTCCGGGGCATGGTGTCGGGCAAAATGCGGTTGATCTTCCGCGCCATCATGGAAGACTTCCGCGCCGCCGGCTATCGGGTTGCGGCTCGACTCCTCAACGCGGCATACTATGGCACCGCTCAAAATCGCTACCGCGTCATCATTGTGGGTGTCCGCTCCGATCTTGCCGCCGAGCCATCCCACCCGGCGGCGCTCGGTCGACCGCTCACTGTCCGCGAAGCATGGATGACACCCACCGACATTCGCAACGAGCGCGGGGACCAGGTCAAGGGGCCGGCGGCCATCATCGCGCCGCATGTTCCCCCCGGCGGCAACAACGGCGGCGGTAAATACAGCCTCAAGATTCGTGGCACCACCAGCGGATTCGGTTTGTCCCGTCTGGCGTGGGATAAGCCAAGCCCCACCATCCCGAAATTGAGTCTACTTTCATCGTCGCCATTGATTCACCCCGACTGCGATCATCGTTTGACGATCCGCCAAGCGGCTCGGCTGGCATCGTTCCCCGATAGCTTCGCGTTTCACGGATCATTCGCGGACCAATGGGGGCGAATCGGCAACAGTGTTCCGCCGGCCTTTATGGGGGCCATCGCCGGCCATGTTCGCGACAACATTCTGGGCAAGATTCCGCGGGAAGTGAGGGCGGCGTAGATGGGCGCTCGCGGACCCAAGCCCTTGCCATCGGCGATGAAGGCCCAGCGTGGAACCTTCCGCGCGGATCGTGCGGCCCCCAACGAAGCCCAGCCCATCGGCAAACCGACTTGCCCCGCGTGGCTCAACAAAGATGCGAAAAAGGAGTTCCGCCGGCTCACCAGGCTACTTTCCGATATGGGATTGCTCGGCGCTGTCGATGCCAACGCACTCACCCGCTATTGCTCAACGTGGGTGCGCTGGCGGCAATCGGTGCAACTGCTGGAAAAGTCCGGGGAAGTCACGGTTTACAAAGATGAAGCGGGCAAGGTGAAGGCAGTCCAGCCGAGTGCATTCGCAAGCATCGTGCGGGGACTGTCGGAAGAGTTGAGCCGCATAGAAGCGGCGTTCGGCATGAACCCTTCGAGCCGTTCGCGCATCAACGTAGCTCCACCAGCGCCGGCCGCCGAAGCGAAGTCACGATTCTTTGATGATCCACCACCGATGCGGATGGCAGAGTAATGGAACTGACGGCGGACAACATCGAAGACGCCTGCCGCCGGCTCTTGCCGGGGTACGATGCTTGGCAGCATGATGGATCGTTCTACTTCGATCATGCCCAAGCCCTTCGCGCCTGTCAGTTCTTTCAAGAGGTATTGACATTCACAACGGGGCGGTGGGCGTCCAGCGCCTTCGAGCTTCAACCGTGGCAAGCTGCAATCATCGGTTCTATTCATGGATGGCGGCGGAAGTCCGATGCGCTTCGTCGATACCGGCGAGCCCTCATTACCACCGCGCGCAAGTGCGGCAAGACCCCCATTGCCGCTGGGCTGGGGTTGTATCACCTGTTCGCCGATGGTGAAGCCAACCCTTCAATTTGTTGCGCCGCCGGTTCCGCGGAGCAGGCTTCTATCGTATACAACTGCGCCGCCAACATGGTGAAAAACGAGGGGGAATTGCAACGGCGGGCCGATGTTTTTGCCCGCGCCATCAACAATCGCACCAACGCCGGGGCGACGCGGTTCATCAACAGCGCCGCCGGCACGAAGCATGGCACCAATGAGTCGATGGTGATTCTGGACGAGCTACACGTTATCGACGATCCGGGGCTTGCGGACGTGCTCGAAACGTCAATGCGAGCGCGGCGGCAACCGCTGGCGATCTACACCAGCACCGCCGGTTCCGATCCATCCGCGCTGTGGGCTGAAATCTTCGATTATGCGGACAAGGTCCGGCAGCGCGTTATCGACGACCCCGAGTTCTTGCCGTGTATGTGGCAAGCATCGCCAGACGATGACATTGCCGCCCCCGCAACATGGCGGAAGGCTTGCCCGAATCTTGGCGTGACGGTCGATGAGTCCGAATACCGCCGCGACCTTTTGAAGGCACAAGAAACCGCAAGGTATCTCCCCGTATTCAAACAGCTTTCGCTCAATTTGCCGACCGAGTCCCATGCCGCATGGATTCCCTACGACACTTGGCGGAAATGTGCCGGCACCGACGAGCCATCCGCGGGGGCCATAGCCTTCGGCGGGGTAGATTTAGCATCGACCCAAGATACAACCGCCTTCGTTCTGGCCTTTCCCGTTGGTGAAAAGGTGTTGGTGCGGCCCTTCGTTTTCCTGCCGCAAGACAATGTGGGTGGGCTTTTCCGCCGGATGAAGCGGGACAAAGCCCCCTACGAAACGTGGGCAAGGCAAGGCCATTTGATCCTCACGCCGGGCAATGTCATTAGCTTCGATGTTGTGATTGAAACGATATCGGAGCAAGCCAAACGGTATGACATTCGAGAGATTCAAATGGACCCCCACGCGGCGTCGAACGTGGCCGACAAGCTCATGGCGGCGGGGTTGAATGTCACCTTCGTTCGACAAGGTTGGTCACTGGCGGAAGCCTGCCGTCAGACCGAAGCCATGATCCATGCGGGAAAGCTCGTGCATCCCGACTCGCCAGTGTTGAACTGGCAGCTATCAAATGCAGTCGTGCATACCGACCGGCAAGAAAACATTTGGCTCGACAAGGCCAAGTCTACCCGCCGCATTGATGCCGCCGTGTCTCTTGTGATGGCTGTCAATGCGATGAAGTTCGGGGCCGGTAGAGAGGCATCGGCGCCCGAGCAAAGCTACTACGAAAAGCACCCGGGGCTAATCGTACTTTGAAAACGAGGTTGATATGGGATTGTTTCAAAAACTGTTCGGCCGCAACTCTAGCGAAAAGCGGATGCAAGTAGCTCAAGGCAACTGGCAACCATCGGATTATCTCCCGCCCACAATCGGCATCTTCAACAATGCCGGCCGTGTCGATGCTGGCGTGCCGGTCGATGAGTATGTCGCGCTCACCGCCAGCGCCGTCTATGCTTGCACCGCCGTCATCGCCAACACCATTGGCACATTGCCGCTTCACGTCCAGAAGAAAGGCCAGCAGGAAAAGCAAGTCGATCATCCCGTTTATACCTTGCTCCACGAATCCCCGAATGAATACATGACCAGCGTGGTGTTCCGCGAAGCCATGTTGATGAACTTGCTGTTGTGGGGCCACTGCGAAGCGTTCATCGAAAAGGATGAAATGGGCGTGCCGATCGCGCTCTACCCCCTTCGTGCCGCCGTCACCCGCCCGATTCGCATGTTTGGCGAGTTGATGTATCTTACGCAAGTCGGCACGACGATGACTTACCTTCGGCCCGACCAGGTGTTCTCGGTCGTCAATTTGACTCTGGACGGCATCACCCCCATTTCGCCGATCATGCAGGCGAAACAATCAATCGGGCTGTCATTGGCGCTCGAGCGTTTCGCGGCCAAGTTCTTTGCTAATGGGTCAAATATGGGCGGGATTTTGAGTCTCCCTCCCATGAAGGAAGAGGCTATCGAAAACTTCGTCAGTTCGTGGAAGAAAAAGTATGCTGGGGCTGACAACGCGCTCAAGGTGGGCGTTTTGCCCGAAGGCTACAAGTTCCAGCCCACCAGCACCGACCCCGAGAAGGCCCAAGCCCTTCAAGCTCGCGTCAACCAAGTGCGGGAAGTTGCTCGAATCTATCGCGTGCCGCTCCACAAGATCGGCGACCTTGAGCGGGGCACGTTCAGTAACATCGAATGGCAATCTCGCGAGTTCGTCCAAGATTGCCTGCAACCGTGGTGCGTCAAGTGGGAGCAAGAGGCTAATAGGAAATTGTTCCTTGAACGAGAGAAGCCGCTACTTGAAGTCCGCTTCGATCTTGATTCGCTCTTGCGGGCAGACATTACCGCCCGCTATGCCAGTTACAATGTCGGGCGTCAAGCGGGTTTCCTTACGGTCAATGAGATTCGAGCGAAAGAGGGATTGCCCTTGGTCGATGGGGGCGACACGCTCTTGCAACCCCTCAACATGGTCCCCGTTGGCGACACCAAGCCGGGCCAACTCACCGCGCCGCCGCCATCGGCAACCAGCGCCGATGCTCAAGGTGATGACTCACGAGCGGCACGAGCATTGATTGAAGACGCGGCCCGCCGGGTTCTCACGAAGGAATCGAAAGCCATCGCCCGCGCCGCCAAGAAACATGCGGGCAAGCCGGTGGAGCTTCGCGGTTGGACCGAGTCATGGTACGCCCAGCACCAACCCCTTGTGGCTCGCGTCATGGCCCCGGCGTTGAAAGCCGCTAAATCCGCCATGACGCCGGAAGAGTATGCCAAAACCCATTGCACCGAGTCTGTACGGGGCATCATGGAAGCTATCAACGCTGGGGCGATGGTCGATGACTTAACCGATGAATGGACAGACATTCGGCCCGCGGAAGTGGCCGACAAACTTTTGATGAAATGAGGATATGAATATGGAAATCCGAAGCACTGGAAACGAGCTTGAAATCCGCTTGACGGAAGATGATGCCCTCGAAGTCCGCGCCGGCGTCGGTGAGGGGCCGTCAACGCTCGTGGGCTATGCCGCCGTCTACAATTCGCTGTCTGCCGATCTCGGTGGCTTCAAGGAACGCATCCTTCCTGGTGCGTTCAAGGGGTCTGTCACCGGCAATACCGACATTCGGGCGCTGGTCGACCATGACAGCACCAAGTTGCTGGGCCGCACGAGCAATGGAACGCTTCGCGTGTCGGAAGACCCCAAGGGGTTGCGGGTGGAAGTCGATCTTCCCGACACTTCATACGCTCGCGACGTGAAAAACCTCATTGCCCGCAAGGACGTTCGGGGCATGAGCTTCGGTTTCCGCGTTCCCGATGGTGGCTCGCGGTTCACAAAGGAATCTGGCCAGACGATCCGCGAGCTTTCCAACATCGACTTGCGGGAAGTCACCGTCACCAGCATTCCGGCCTACGGGGATACTTCCGTCCAAGTTCGTGTCGATCCATCCATCCGCCAACATATCGAACAGGAAAATGCACGGCCAAATTTTGCAAGGTGCATGGCAGTGTTCCGTAGTTTGTGTGTGAAGGGCTAATCGAAGGTATCTGGCGCTGTTGCGACCCTGCCGACGTTCAACGCCTTTCGTCCGCTGGTCCCGTTGTGGGGCTGGCTTCATGTTTTCCAGACGAAAGCGAGTTCACAATGAGTTGGCAGATTATTAAGCGTTTGAACGAAGAGCGTGGCGAAGCACTGGGCCAAATGAAGGCGCTTCTCAAGGTGTCTGAGGATGAAAAGCGGGACCTCACCGAAGCCGAGAACAAGGCTTTCAACGACCTGAACACCAAGGCGGAACAACGCAAGTTGGACGTCGAAAAGTATGAACGCACTTCCGCGCTCGAGAAGGAGCTTGCCGCCCAGGGTAAAGGCGAGCAACGCGCCGGCCGCGATGACCTGAACACCCCCGAAGCGGCCGTTGCCCAGAAGGCCAAGGAACAGCGGGCCGCGTTTGACAAGTATCTCCGCTCCGGCAAGAGTGAACTGGGTCCCGAGGAAACCCGCGCCTTGACCGTCACCGGCGCTGGCGTTGTCGGCGACCGCCCCTTCTACGATCAACTCGTTTTGGGTATGAAGGCATACGCCGGCGTGCGCCAAGCCGGGGCTACCATCATCCCCACTTCGGATGGCAACAGCTTTACAATCCCCGGCTTCGATGACACCAGCAATACCGGCATCCTGGTCGGTGAAGGCAGTGACAGCGAATCGGAAAATGATCCGGCCACGAACACCGTCACCCTCAACAGTTTCAAGTTTGATTCGACATGGATAAAGTTATCCATCGAATTGATCCAAGATGCCGCGTACCCGGTTGAAGCAACAATCCTTAATATGGCTTCGGAGCGAATCGGCCGCGCGCTCAACACCTACACCACCACCGGCACCGGCACGGGACAGCCCGAAGGGTTCATCACCGCCGCGAGCGTGGGCAAAACTGCCGCCCTTACGAATGCAGTCGCCTATGAGGAAATAATCGACTTCGTGCATTCGCTGGACGCCGCCTACCGCAACACCGGCAAGGCTGTTGTGCAAATGCACGACACTACCTTGGCGGCAATCCGCAAGCTGAAAAACGGCAACGGCCAGTATATTTGGCAGGCGGGAGCAGCGGGCGCCCCGGCCAACATTCTCGACTACGGGTATGTCGTGAATAACGATATGCCCCAACTCACCAGCGGGGCCGGCTCCGTCGTGATGGCGTTCGGCGACTTCTCCCGTTACTTCATCCGCGACGTCACCGCCCCGTACATCGTTCGCGCCGACGAGCTTTTCATCAGTGATGGCTTGATCGGTTACAAGGTGTTTTCCCGCCATGACGGCAACCTTGCCGACAGCCGCGCGGTGAAGCTCCTGAAACTCGCGGCCGCATAAGCAATCTCATTGTCTTCCGAAGGGTTCGCCGGGTGGGTTTGTGGATACTACCCACCCGGCCTTTTTCTTCTCACTCACCTTGAGGCTTCATCATGCGAGTTCGCATTCTTACGAACATCACCGGCCCCGGCATTGACTACCGCGCGGGCGACGTGCTTGCCAATCTCACAACCGCCGCCGCGAATGACTTGATTGCCGCCGGCGCTGGCATCCTTGAAGGCCCTTCACCGTCCGGCACCATTGCCACGCTTTACAACGGCGCTGGCTATGTGCCGATGCACCCGGGGCCGTCTGGCTACATTGGTCCATCGGGCTATATCCCTGATGTTCCAGCCGGGCAAATGGGTTTCTACAACAACGACACCACTCTTACTGTCATCTTCCCCGGCCGGCGTGAAACGACGTTCGACCTGGTGAAACTCCGGCCCCCGTTGTGGAGGTAAGCCATGCGGATCAAGTTGATTGCCCCCGTCATCGGAGCATTAACCGGCAAGGCTGGTGATGAGTTTGAAACCGATGAGAAATTCGCCTTGAACCTCATCCGCGCCGGCTACGCCGTCAAAGTGCAAGCCCCCGAGTTCAAGCTCGAAACCGCCACGTTGAAAGAGACGTTGGAAACCGCCGTCCAGAAGTGAACGCCATGGGACTTCAAGCCCTCACAAGCTCGGTCAATCCCCTCACGCTCGCGGATGCCAAAACGCATCTTCGCATCGTGGATGACCTCACCGATACGAACAACGTGTCGTATTCGAGTGACGACGCCGCGCTGGCCGTGTTTCTTGCCGCCGCCTTTGAGTATGTCGAGACGGAAACCCGCCAGCAACTTTGCAATCGTGACTGGCTTCTAACGCTGGACGGCTTCCCCAACGGCCCCCAGTGCAACCGTGGGGCATCCGGCGGATGGCATGGCGATTACCACACTGACCGCGCCATCAAGCTCCCCCGGCCGCCGCTGGTGTCGGTTGCGAGCATTCAATACACCGATCCGGCCGGCAATGTCCAAGTGGTAGACCCATCCACTTACATTGTGGACGCGACCGTCCGCCCCGGCCGGATCGTGTTGAAGCCCGGCCAGTCATGGCCAGCAACCAACCGCGCCGCGAATTGCGTGCAAGTGACGTTCACCGCCGGCTATGGCTCGAATGTCCCCATGATCCTCAAGCAGTGCATTCTGTTGCTGGCGGGCAGTTGGTTCGAGAACCGCGAAAACGACATTACCTTGCGGATCAAT